GTTTATTGATACGGGTTCTCATATCTTCAATGCACTATTAAGTGGTTCACTATATGGTGGACTTCCCTCAAACAAAATTACTGCAATAGCAGGTGAATCTGCAACAGGTAAAACCTTTTTTGCACTAGGTATGGTTAAACAATTCCTAGAAGACAACAAGGATGCCGCAGTAATTTACTTTGAATCTGAATCTGCAATATCGAAAGATATGATTGAATCAAGAGGAATAGACTCATCAAGAGTTGTTATCGTTCCTGTTGTGACCGTGCAAGAGTTCAGAAATCAAGCAATCAGTATACTGGATAAGTATGCAGAAACCCCAAAAGAAAAACGACCACCTATGATGTTCTGTTTAGATTCACTTGGTATGTTATCAACAACCAAAGAAATTGAAGACACTGCAGAAGGTAAAGAAACTAAAGATATGACTCGTGCTCAAATCACTAAAGGTGCATTTAGAGTATTGACATTGAAATTAGGTAGGGTCGGAGTTCCTATGATTGTGACTAATCATACATATGATGTGATTGGTTCTATGTTCCCTCAAAAAGAAATGGGTGGTGGAAGTGGTCTGAAATATGCAGCCTCATCTATCGTCTATCTCTCTAAGAGAAAAGAAAAGGAAGGTACAGAAATCGTTGGTAATATCATTCACTGTAAAAATGCAAAGTCAAGATTGACTGTTGAGAACAGAGTGGTTGATGTTAGATTATCATACGACAAAGGACTGGACAGGTACTATGGTCTATTAGACATGGCACTTGCATTCGGAGTATTTGAGAAATCATCTACAAGAGTTAAACTACCAAATGGTAAAACAGAATTTGGTAAGACAATTAACAATAACCCCGAAAAATACTTCACACCCGATGTGATGGAACGATTAGAAACACATGCACAGGAATATTTCAAATATGGAACAGAGAATAGAACAGACGATACTGAAGAATCTGATTCAGAGTGATACTTTTTCACGGAAGGTGCTTCCTTTTCTAAAAGGAGAGTATTTCACCGAGAATGATGAGAGAACTGTATTTCAAGAAGTATATTCATACTTTGAAAAATACACCAAAACCCCAACTGTAGAAGCACTTCTCATTAACCTAGACAATAACACTTCGTTAAACGATAGTGTATTGAAAGGGTCAAAATCTATAGTTAATAGTTTTGGAACCAAGAGTGAGGAAACCCCTCAAGATTGGTTGGTTGACGAATGTGAACAATGGTGCAAAGATAGAGCAATCTATATTGCAGTCATGGATTCCATTGAAGTCATAGATAAAACCTCTCAACGTTCAACAGGTGAGATACCCGAACTTTTAAAGGATGCACTTTCGGTGTCTTTTGACACCAATATAGGTCATGATTTTATTGAAAATTCAGATGAGAGATTTGATTTTTATCATACGGAAGAAGAGAAACTTCCATTTGACCTAGAATACTTTAATAAGATTACTAAAGGTGGTTTGCCTAACAAGACTCTAAACATATGTCTTGCAGGAACAGGTGTTGGTAAATCATTATTCATGTGTCATATGGCATCAAGTCATTTGATGATGAACAAGAATGTATTATACATTACACTTGAAATGTCAGAGGAAAGAATTGCAGAAAGAATTGATGCAAACACATTGAACATTCCTATGAAAGATTTACCCGACTTATCTAAGAAACTCTTTGACAAGAAGATTGATAAAATTGCAGAGAAGACAAAGGGTAAACTTATTGTAAAGGAATATCCTACTGCATCAGCACATGTTGGACATTTCAGACATCTATTGCAAGAACTTAGTATTAAGAAAGATTTCAAACCCGATATGATTTACATTGACTATCTAAACATATGTGCAAGTGCAAGAGTTAAGCCAGGAAGTGGTGCAAACTCTTATACTCTTATCAAATCTATTGCAGAAGAACTTAGAGGACTTGCAGTGGAGTTTGATGTACCTATTATGAGTGCAACCCAAACAACAAGAAGTGGATATGGTTCAACAGATGTAGAACTTACAGATACTTCAGAGTCTTTTGGTTTACCTGCTACTGCAGACTTTATGTTTGCATTGATATCTTCAGAAGAACTAGAAGAGTTAGACCAAATGGTAGTGAAACAATTAAAGAACCGATACAATGACCCAACCATATTCAAAAGGTTTGTTATAGGTGTTGATAGAAGTCGTATGAAACTCTATGATTGTGAACAAGAAGCACAAGAAGAGTTGTATGAAAACACCACTGGTATTGATGATTCTATTCCAGTTGCAGATAGAGGAAGGAATGATGGTCAAAGAAGAGACTACAGTTCATTTAAGGTAGAATAGATGCACTAAATAGATATGTTATTATGAAGAAGAAGTTGGACAGCAATGATGTTATTAAATTAATACAAGATAAGATTGAGCTTAAAAAAGAACTTCGTATTGCAAAGAAAACAAAACAGTTAGACGAAAGTGAAAAAATTGTTAAAAAAATTGCAAAAATAGAAGATAAACTCTTGTCTCAACCACTAGCAAAAGTATAAATATAAGTACATAAACTTTCATATCGAGGAACTATGCCAAACGCAGAACAGTATACACAATCAGAATTAGATAACATCACAGATTCAAGAGACAAAGTTCAACACTTGTTAGATTGGCATAACGATGTTAATAGGACATATGACCTTACATTATTTCCTTTAAGTGAAGAATCAGGCGGAACCGTCTCATTCCCATACACGGGAACTTTTACAGGAACTGGTAGAAGTGGTTATTATACTCAGTGGAGAGTTGACAATCCAAATGCAATAGCATATGTTGACGGTACTGATTCGAATGAAAGTGGTAATTACAATGTATGGAATGAAGTAGTAAATGGAGTTGTTCATGCAACACATGGGTCATGTAAACCAACCTCTACACATTTAACTGCAATGCAAACAAATTTAGATGCCCTAAATGCAAAAAGAACACTTATGGCTGCAAACCTAACTAGTTAATACTACCCTTACAAATCTTATAAATAGTAGACAGGATACACATTTTCGTGTATAATTTACTATATGGCAGTTAAAAATCTACATTTAGAACACTTAGAAGACGAAATCATCAATAATGGTATTGATGGTGGTCGTGCAGCTATAAACTTCCTACAGGGTCTTAGAGACATGATGAAGGGAAACTCTAAAAAGAGTGTTAATATGACTGTTAAGTGGGATGGAGCTCCAGCAATCTTTTGTGGTAAACACCCCGAAACCAATCAATTCTTTGTTGCAAAGAAATCTCTATTCAATAAAGAACCTAAGTTCTATACTTCAGAACAACAAATTAAAGATGCACCCGAACTAAGTGGTGCATTAGAATCTAAGTTTTTAGACTCATACAAGTATTTGTCTGCACTATCATTTTCTGATATCTTACAGGGTGATTTAATGTTCACTGATGATAAAGATAGCAAGACCATTGATGGTGAAGATTTCATCACATTCCAACCAAACACTATTCTATATGCAGTTCAGAAAGATTCTGATGTGGGTAAAGAAATTGACCGTGCAAAACTAGGAATAGTATTTCACACAACTTACTCGGGGACTAGTATTGAAACACTAAGTGCATCATTCGGTGCAGATACATCTAAGTTAGGTAAGAGCAGTGATGTATGGGTAGATGATGCATCATATAAAGATGTCAGTGGTAAAGGTTCGATGACTGCAAAGGAAACATTAAAGTTAACACAAACACTAAGTGCAACAGGTAAACAATTCCATAAGATTACAAAACCGAACTTAGTTAAATTTCAAAAAGTGCAAGAGATGATTAATGCAAAAGGTGCTGGTGCATCTTATAAGACATACTGTAATGCACAAATCAGACAAGGAAAATTCAACCCAACCTATGAGGGATATCTAAAACACTTTGAAAACTACTGGAGAGATAAAGTAGTTGCAAAGGTTAAGATGGAAAAGACTAAACAAATCAAACAAGAGATTGGTGAACAGGTCTATGCAGAACTTAGAGGTCTTAAAACAACTATAGAAGCACTAACTAAATTCATGAATGGATTAGTGATATCAAAACAACTTATTATCAATGCATTAAACAGAGTCAAATCAATCGGTACTTTTAAGAAGACTGCAACAGGATTTGAAACGGTAAACCCCGAAGGTTATGTTGCAATTGATACCAATG